AGTATTTGTAGTGGGGGTCTGTATTAGCCCATTGCTACCAATATATGTAGCTGTACTCGCCCGAGTAAAAGTGACGATTTCGCTAAACGTCTTAGCCGTCAATCCTTGATCAGTAACCCAAATAAAATTTTGTTGGGGTACCGCCACAAAGTTCATATCAAACGTAGGACCGGCTTGCGTGAACGGCCCCCCACTAACAGGATTGCTTTGCGTAACGCCGTATCCGGCCTGCCAAGATTCCTTGACCCGGTTAACAAACGACGGCGTTGTGAACGTTGAAATCATGCGTAGTAGCTTACGTTGATTGTTGCGCTGGCGGCTTGCTGGATGAAACGAATGCGAGTCAAGTCACCGTCGTAAGACAGCGTGATCGGCGAAGTTAGCGGCATGCCGACAGACGCCGTGGGGGCAACACCATCGTCGCGCCAGCGCACAGACTGAGATTCGGGCACGATGACTGCCAGCGTTGCGCCAGACGGCACTGTCAGCGCCGTGGACGAAGACAGTGACGTGATCTGTTGGTATCCCAGGCAAACAGTGGTGGATTTCAGTCCCATGGCGCGTCCTTACGCAAGAAATTTAAGTTTGTAGAGCGTTGACAGGTACTGTCCAACGATCTCATCAATGATGTTCTGAATGGCGGTGTCGGTCTTCTCACAAACCGAATACCGAGTGGACTCAATTTCATTAAGTGAGTCTTCAAGAAACTCCACAATGTTCGTGGTTTTCTTGGCACCTTGCAAGGTGATCGGGCCGATCAACCCATGCCGGCCCTGGTACGCCTCGGCGAACTTGTCAGCCAGTTCCACGATGTTGTCGTAGAACGTGTTGAGCGCCATGTGCTTAGAGAAAGACCGGGTGTTGAGATGCACGCTGTGCGCAACATCACGCGCCAAAAACAGCGTACCTACGAAATCGGCGGCGCTCATTGCATTTGCCCTTCCATCGGCTCGAGTGCGCCAGGCATCTCACGCGGCTCCATCGGCTGCACCAGGTCACCTGCGGTCATTACATCACGCAACGTCTGCATCACAACCTCTTGCACTTGCTCGGGCTGCATGCCCGCGGCCACTGCTTGCAGCCGGCGCGTCTCAGCCTCATAAGACCGGATGTTGGCGTCAGACTGCGCCTTGAACTCGTCAATCTCAACCGAACGAGCCTCGATTGATTGCTGCACATTCTGCAGCATTCCGGCCATTTGCTGCATCTCCTGCATCATCGCTTGGATCTGCTGATTGGCCGCTTGCAGCGCCGGGTTCTCGTCCGCGTCGCTCATCAGCTTCGGGTCGATGGTTTTGGCAAACCGCTTGGCCATCTCTTGCGCGCCTGGCCAGTCCATGTTCTTGACAAACAGATCACCAGCCACCTGCCACAGCTGTGGGTTGCCTTGCAGCAGTTGCGCCATGGCCTCCAGCGCCTCTTGGCGCTTCGTGGCGTAGCCCGGGCCTGTCACCACCACCACATCGTACTTGCCAACGCTGGGGTTGTAGAGCTTCTCAATCACGATGCCCTGCTCGTTGACGATCTTCTTGACCGGCTCATCCTGCATGGGATTCATCTTGACCATGCTGGACTCACCATCCTCACCGATGATCCGAGCGATGCGCTGGGTGTCGTAGATCTTGGGGATCAGGTCAACCAATTGCCGCGTGACATGGCGAACAGCCCGCGCCAGGTTGTCCACGAAGTGATAAGTGCCGGTGTCGCCCTCTTTCTGACGGGCCAAGATGGCCTTGCCAGAACGTTCGTTGCCCTGGAGGCCCAGCGAGGCGTTGTATTGGCCCGTGGTGCCCTTGATGTCCTCAGCAGCACCTGCCTTAGCCTGCAGCAGTCCAGACGACGCCATGGGCGGCTGTGCGCGCTGCGGCAGGGGCAGGATAGAACCCGCACCGTCCGTCACGTCGGGGTTTACCTCCAGATATGGCCAGTTCTGGGTGTTGGCGGTCTTCCACTGCGACTCGTAGCCTTCAAACTGGCCACCGTAGCCGATGAACGGTGCTTTGGGTGCTAGCGCCAGCATCTCAGCCTCTTGGCTGACCCAGTAGTTGTACATGCGCTGGGCATCTTTGGCGTTGCGCACCAGGCCCGACACATACAGCCGACCCTCAACCTCGAATTCGTTGCCGACCACGCGCACGACCGGGATGTACTTGCCAGCCCACTCGGCCGTCTCAAGGATCTCGTAGCCGTTGATCTTGCACCACCTGATCTTCTTGCGGTCAGCCATGCGGGTGCGTGTCGGCTTGCCGTACACCATGCGCAGTTGCTTGTCTTCAGGCGAGCCGTCAAACGCGGTCTGGTTGCCCGGGTACAGGTTCAGCTGGGTGCGGTCGTACTCTTCGTAAAAATACTCAGCGATGCGAACGGTCTTCTCGTTCATCCACTGGTTCAGCGACTGGTCACCGACCCCCAGCGACATCAGCGTGTTGACCGGAGCGGCTTCAGGATAGAGGCGCTCGTACTCGTCTTGCGAGATGTCCTCGGTGATAAAGCACCACCGGGCGTCTGCGCCGCACGGATCTTGGATTAACGGGTCCATGTAGACCGAGAACGAGTTGCGAATCCGTCCGATCTTGATGTCCTGGTCGAATGTGGTGTCGTCGCAATACTCGGTCAGGATGCGGACGTAGCCTTCACCAAACGACACTTGGTTTTCGCAGGCGGTGTCGTAGGCGACGTCAGCGTCGCTGATGTACTCGATGTGCCGCACGACGCCGTCAAAGATCTCTGCGACCTCGACGTCGGCTTTATCATCGGCAGGAATAACCTTGCCACTTGGGCGGTTCTGTCGCTGGTCATTGGTCACCTGCCGAACGTGCTGGGGCAACTTGTTGATCGTCAAGCACGGGCGAGCGTTGATTGTCTGGCCCTGCACCGCGCCGCGGGTGGCCAGAACGTCTGCCGGCCACTGCCAGTGGTTGTCCGGGCTGCCAGCAAAGAACTTCAGGTCGTCTAGCTCATCCTCACGTGACTCCGAGTACGCCGTCATCGCCATGTCCAGCCGCTGGCGCGCAGTGGCTAGGATCTCGGCGTCGCCTTTCTTGGCGCCGCCGTTCGTGGACACCGACCTGGCTGCGGCAATACCCGAATAGTCTTGAGGCATGGTTACTTCTTGGGTTTTGGGGCAGCCGCGGCGCGCTTGACGCTGTACGCGATGGCGACGGCTTGTTTTTGCGGCTTACCTGCGGCCATTTCAGCCTTCACATTGGCGCGAAAGGCTTTTGGGCTTGGTGATTTGACGAGTGGCATGTCATTTACCCTTGGGTTTGGCCGTTTTAGCCGATTCCTTGAACGCCTTGGCGGTCGGAGCGCCTGCCGCACCCGGCTTGCGCATTTTCTCGCCGCTGCCTGCCGCGATCCGCTCGCGTTTGGCGTTGATGTTGGCGTAAAGCCCGGGTTTGGTAGCCATGATCAGCACTTCCATCGTTTAAGCGCCGCCTTGGCGCGTTCGCCGTCCTTGGCGTTGGCCGCAACCCCACCCATACGAGCGCAGAAACTGGCCTTGCGCCCCTTGTCCGCCTCGGTCTTGGGGTTCGGTGCCGGCGCTTTGAGGTTTGACCCCGTCTCGCGGTTGTACTTCTCGCGGCCTTTGGCCGTCAACCCGGCGCCCTGGCTGGCAGGTAGTTTCTCGCCGCGTCCAACGCTCAACGACACGGACTTTTTCGTAGCCATTACGATCCCATCCACCCAGAGGAGGCCATTGATCTGTCGCGCATTGTAACGGTGCGGGGGCGTTCTACATGCTCGCGGTGCGCCACGGGGAACGCAAACGTCACTGCCAGCGCGTCAGCAGCGTCAGGAGAAGCTAGTCCGCGAGATTTCATGTCTTTTTTCGACTCTAGGAACATCCTACCAGACGAGTCGGGCTTGGTTTTGGGGCCAGTCAAGTCCGATTTCAGCTGCCTATCTTCTGGAATCGACCCGGTTCTGAGCCATTCGCGCATGGCACCCCACAACTCGGCGCGCTTGTTGCCCCACATAACGGGGTTCTTCGACTTCCAGCCGAAGTTCACACCGCGCACCTTATACCGCTGCTCGGTGAGGCGGTCAAGGATGCCGTAGCCCAGTCCACCCTCGTCAATGACCACCAGCGCAGGCTTGAATTCGTCGATGGCTTCAATAACGTGCCCCACCACGGTCATGGTGTCGTCGCCCTTGTACCGCCGGATCTCCACGATGTCCCGCCCCTGACGGGCAACGATGACAGTGGAGTCCGCACCACCCCGGGCAGGGTCGATGCCGATCACGATGGGTGCGCTGGGGTCTTTGTACTTGGGCCGCTTCGCTGCCTGGTCGGCTAGGTGCGGCCCGATGAACTGGTCGTCCCCGGTGCTGGGGAACTGCCCGTAGACCTCAACGCGGGCCTGCGGGCTGTCCTCACCGTGCTCGGCGATGATCTGGTCGTAGATCGCACGGTCGGTGCCCTCAACGCTGCGCGAGTCGATGCTGCGCGTTGTCCAGAAGTCCCGCTTGCCGTTGAAGCACTCGTAGAAGTAGCCCGATGGTCGGCGCGGGTTGCTGAACGCGAGCCAGTAACGATGCAGGACTGGTTCGGTGAAGAAGCCCGCGGCAACGGACCAGATGCTGTCGGGGATGCCGCTGGCCTCGTCGAAGATGACCATCATGCCGTCGTGATTGTGTACGCCGGCATAGGCGTCCGGGTTCTCCTCAGACCACAGTTTCCCCTCGGCGCCCCAGTACCGGGTGCCCTTCTTCAAATCCCGCTCGACAAGCTCCGTGATCCACGCTGCCGGTGCGAGGTTGGTGGCCGATGGTTCCCACCAGTGAGCGTTGATCGACATCGTGGCCCACTTCGTCAACTCGCCCCAGGTCACCTTGCGCAACTGGTTCTCGCTGTTCGCGCTGACGACGACGCTCGAGCCGATCTTCGTGGACAACATCCACAGGATCAGCCAACTGACCAGCGCGCTCTTCCCGATGCCCCGTCCCGATGCGATGGCCGTGCGCAGGGCCTGCAGCACGGCGTCCGGTGCCTTGTTCGTGCGAATGTGCCTGGCGATCTCACGCAGCACCTCGCGCTGCCACGCACGGGGTCCGGTGAACCGTTCGAGTGGTGTGTCCTTCTGCCCCCATGGGAAGACGAACATGACGAACGCCTCGGGGTCGTTGGCCAGCATGGGCGACCAGAGCTGGCTCATCAACTCCTGCTCCTCCTGGGGAGCGTAGCGAGGGCGTTGTGCGGGCATCAGTCGTTGTCGGTGTTGTCAGTGTTGTCAGGCGCGGGTAGTGCCGCAGGATCATCCACATCGGTGATGTCCTCAACGATGGGCAGCGTGGCGATGCGGGAGCGTGCCTGCTCCAGTGCCGCGGTGATGCTGATCGATGTGGACAACTCAATCTGCTTGGTCTCACCGTAGGTTCTGCGGTTGTCGGCGCTCATCAACCACTTGTAAGTGTCGATCTTGATCTTCGACCGCGCAACGTCCTCGGCGGTGTCGTCAGCCTCGGCGATCTCGATGATGCGCCCTGCCCACCACTCGGTGCGCAACTCCTTGGCTTCCTTGTATCGCTCCGTGCGCCGCGAATCGCGTTTGATCCACTGCCAGAACGCCGCATAGTCGATGTCGCGCATGTCTTCAGCGACGATGGATTTCAAACTGCGCCCGCAGGTGATCTCAGTCAGCACCCGTTCAAACATGGCGTTGAAGGTAGCGTCAAGAAGTTCACGAGTGAGCCGCTTGCGTTCCTGGGCATCAAGAAGATGGGTGGGGACGACTGGTGCGACTGGTTGTGGCTTGAGATTAGGCGCAACAACTTGTGCCCGAGGGGTTAGCCAATCGGGCAGGAATGGGTCTGCGGTTTGAGACTGCTCCATGCGATTGAATGTATCACGGGTTCTGGGGTGCATGCGAGGGTTAGGGGGTGTGGGGAGTAAAAGGGTAACAGGAATAACGGACTCTGTGTGTAATGTTTTCAAAAAAATTATGAGAGTTTGTGGGGCCTCCACAACTGTGACCGGCCGGCGCCGGCCCCCCGCCCCCCGGTCGTCCGTGTGCTGACGATCAGCGTGCTGACGGCTGCAGCGCACCAGGCAGCGCACTAGGCAGCGCACCAGGCAGCGCGCCAGCGGGCCGGGGCGCCCGGGTTGCCGGGGTGCAGGGGTCACAGGGGTGCAGGGGTCACAGGGGTGCAGGGGTCACAGGGTCTACAGAGTAGGTGATGCGGAGATGGCTTACGATGGCTTGCACCGCGTTGCCTTTTGAATCGAGTTAAGACCCGATTGAATGTAAGCCAATCGAGTGGCTTGCCCCCATCTCTCCCCCGTTTTCCAGTCGCCGCGTTGCAAGCCATCGTAAGCCACCATACACTGCACCATCTCAACACCGGAGAACCCGCAATGCGCGAACTAATGATCCAGGAAATTCGCCGAATCCGCCCGCATCTGACAGCCGCAGCGCTGGCACAAGTCAGCGACGAAAACCTAGTCCGAATGCTCTCATCGCATGCTGCCCGTGATCGTAGGCACCGCTACCAGGCGCGCGTGATGCTGGATGGCGTGCGGGTTAGCCTGGGCTACTACAAGACACCGGAGGAGGCCGGAGCTGCAGTCGCCGAAGCCAAATTCAGGCACAGCATCGGACTACCGCCTACAGAGTAGGGTTTCCACCTACACTGTAGGTCTAGCGTACACCGTATGATTCATTCATGCACTGCAGCCCGCAGCGCAGTAACCCAAGGAGATAGACCATGACCTTCCGCGACACCATCTCTGCAGCATCCGGCATCGTCTGCGCTGTCAGCATGTTCACGATTGCATTCAGCATCATCGTCTGGCCGATCAGCATTCCCGCAGCGTGCTGGATGTTCGGCTGCGCAGCCGTCGCGGCCACCATCAGCTGCGCGTGCATGGCGGCCGTCGGATTCTGATCAACCCGGGCCCGGCCAGCCCGGGCGCACATCGTCAACCCGTAACCCGTAATCACCACCACCATGACTAATCCCGTATCCCTCACCATCGATGCCGCACAATTCGCTGCCGTCGCGTTGTTTTGCGCCAAACAGGACGCTCGTTCGTACCTGCAAGGCGTGTGCGTTCACACCGACAAATCCGGCGCCTATGTCGTCGCGTGTGACGGCGCAACACTGGCAGTACATAAGATTGACAGCGAACCCCGCGAGGATCAACAAATTATCATCCCACCTGAGACAGTCTCGATTGTTGCCAAAATCAAAAGGAGTTCAATTGTGATTGATTGCGGAGACAAGCCCGGTAGTCATTCCGATCAACAGGTGCCGCGCAAAGGTGAAATTCGCACGGCGCAGGGATCGTTCCTTTTCGCGGAGATGGAGTGGAAATTCCCGGATTGGAAACGGGTTGCGATCCACACGCAATCGTCCGATCCTGTTTTCTACAATCCCGAGTACCTGATGAGAGTCACCAAAGCCGCAGAAATTGCGCGAGGTGGTAAGCAGAAATTCCCTGTCGTCGTCTCGCCCGGTGGTGCTGGTTGCGGGTTTGCGCAGCTTGACCGTGACGGCATGACATGCGCATGGATTATGCCGACCCGTATCAAATTGTCCGAATTGCCCACCCACCCGGGGTTCACCATCTGATCAACCCGGACCCGGCGACAGCCGGGCGCGCATCGTCAACCCGTAACCCGTAAACCATCATGACGCACTATCACCTGACCCCTAAATCGTCCAACGTCAAAACCGGGCCCATCCCGGTTAGCACCACGTCGGCCACTACATGCCCCGTCAACTGCGCCATGCGCGCCGCGTGCTATGCCAGCACTGGCCCGCTCGCAGTGCACTGGGCAGCCGTGACAGCCGGCAAACGCGGCGCCGATCTCGCCACGTTCACCGCCAGCATTGCCGCCCTGCCAGACGGCACGCTCTGGCGCCACAACCAAGCCGGAGATCTGCTTGGCGATGGCATCACGGTCGACCCGGTGGCGCTGGGTGAGCTTGTCGCCGCTAACATTGGCAGGCGCGGGTTCACCTACACCCACTATCGCGACGGTGCATCCCTCGAGTGGATTCGCCACGCTAATGCATGGGGCTTCACGGTTAACCTGTCGGCAAACGACCTGGCCGACGCCGACACACTGGCCGACACCGATGCGGGCCCGGTGGTTGTTGTCCTGTCGTCTGGTGCATCGGCAAACACCGTCACGCCCGCCGGCCGTCGCGTGGTCGTCTGCCCTGCCACACAGCGCGACGACGTTAGCTGCGCCACCTGC